ACGACCTTGTTGCTCACGAACCCCGGGAAAACGCTTCAGGATATGTTCCAAAGCCCCATGTAGTATATTGTAAGCCTCTTCATTGTGGGCGCAAAGGTACAAATAACTAGTCAGGCGCTTTACAAGGTAAACTGGCTCGTTAACCAAAGTTTGGGCCATTGCTTTGCCAAGTAATGGGCCAGGTTCATGATAAGTCAAAAATTCTGGAATGGTGAAGCCTTCCCCAAATATATCACGTAATTCCTTGACATCTTGGGTGGTAGGCTTGCGAGGAAGCTTCTTAAGAAAAGGAATTGATGTTAAAGGAACACCAACCCCTCCTGATGGGACTTCTTCTCGCATAGTCACACCCCAGGTGGCCATTGTCTTCACAATGTTATTCCAGCACCAGGCCATAGGTGCGTTGTCAGAAATTGACAAAACATGGTCATCACCATAAACAGAGAGCTCGTTATAATGCCTAAATTCGGCAGCTGACCTCCCAGTAATCTGTTTCCAGGCCACAAGGTAATAGGCAACCATGGCAAGGGAATTATCAGGAGAAGTGGCTGCATGGCCAGTCATCAGCCCTGAGCCCTTGCTATAAACGTTGCCAGTAGTTGAGGAGACCAGCCTTGCATGTTCAATCATGTGGTAAACCCTATCAATGGTTTGCTCAATGACTTTGAAGTCACGATGGTTCTCAAAACCCTTAGCCCTAACAGCACGAATAAGGCGTATCACCGGGCCAACAATCGTGCTGTCAAAAGCCGTGCAATCACCAGCATGGTGCCTGTTAAAACGAGCATGTCTAGACCAGAGCGCCTCAAAGGTGCCATGTTTCATCGGCATGCCTAGCTTAATAGGCGTTTTCTCATAATGGAACCGCTTATTCTGGGCTCCAGAGAAAACCATTTGGACAATGTACTCTGGCAGCATGGCAGCCACAGGTGTCCTCACAACATCATTCATCCATTTAGAAGGCTTCAACCACTCACGCTTCGTGAAAAACTGAGCATAAGTGTCGAAAA